TCTAATTAAAGAGTGATGCCCATTGCCTTAGCCTTGTAGCCAAGTGCAACGATCTCACGCGATGGCTTGCCCATTGCGTATTCTGTAACCTGAACACCATTACCAGCGGTACGGCTGTTGGCGTATACGGCATATCCGTTTTGACGGATGCGGCTTGCTTCTGCAGCCAAGTTACCTACACCAAAACGCTTTTCAGCTTGGCTCTGGGTCAACTTCTCACCGTTGTACAATGCGTTGAAAACTTTAAATGTTTTCGTGTCTTTTGAAATGAATTTCATTTTGCCTTTTCCTTTAAGTTATAGCTGTTACCTAACAGCGTATAGTTATAATAGCACAACCAGTACAGCAAAGTCAACAGCGAGGTTTACCAATTACTTTTTAACTGATACATTGGCCCTAAAGAATGCACCCAAAAGGATCACGCTCAACCATGTCTGCCACGTGTAGGGAATAGCCAGCACGGGAAACAAAGTGTTCGCCGCCCAGATAGTCACGAACGGCCCGAACACTAGGATCGTGATGATCAACAGTGCGAACCCAATTACCAAAATAGCCTTACTCATTTACGATCTCCTCGATCTCTTGTTGACGCTTGAGTTCTTGGATCTCAAGGTCAATTGCCTTCTCGTTACGACGGCCTGCAATGGCCGTACCCTTTTTATAGACCTGCCAGTAGTGTTCACCACAGTAGACCTTGCCCGCTATGGTCTGGCACCCACACATGGTGTAGGGCCATTCCTTTTGCTCAGGGCCAATATATTGGCACTCACTCATTATGCCATCCCACGCTTCATAACAGTGACCTCAGCCATTGCTTTCCAGTTTGTGGTAAAGCTCTTGCGCAAGTCTGCTACCTTCAAAACAGTACGCAAGCTGAGCTCACGCAACTTAGCACGGTTCTCCATAATGAAGTCTACTACCTCATCACGCTGAACTTCTTCAAACTCGTAGCTGTCAAGCATGCCGTCTTGTACAATCTGCTTGATACGCAGAACCTTCTCACGCTCTGTGTCCATCTGCAGATCGATATAGTGACAGCGTGACTCTAAGGCCGCCAAGTGGTCCTGAAGCTTCTTGCTACGAACATTCTCAAACTTGATGTTGGTGATAAAGATAGCACCGCCTTTGAACTCAAACTTGTCTGGGATACCTTCTGAACGCAACAGGCGTGAGTCTGTGTTCCAGCTGATGGTACGCTTCTTGCTAGAGTCTAGCGCCGCTTTAAGAATGTTCAGCGACAGGTCGTCTAACAGTACTGAGTCACAGTCATCGAACACTAGTACGCTTTTGGCATCACTGTACTGATAGAGCTTAGAGTACAAACCAATGGCACTCATAGCACCCTTGACGATCTCATACTTGGGCTTACGCTCGCCTAGTGTATTGAACAAGTCGTCTTTGGTAAGTACTTCTTCAACACCAAACGATTTGCCTACGCCAGGGGGACCTGACACAATCATAGCACGAACATCACCAGCTTTCACAGCCTTAGTCATGTCTGTAAGTACTTGGAAACGAGCACGAGTCTTCTCAATGAGGAACTCGTCTGTAAGGTGTGCAACGGCACTGTCTTCTACTGTAATCTGCTCCAAGCTCTTGTCTCCTACTGGTGAATGTGCAATCTCGCTGACAACACGATAGCCGTCTACGCCCTCACACTTGATTTTAATATTACGATCAGGGATACCACTATTGCTAGGGCTAGCTGAACCGCCCGCTACAGTGACAAACCCACCGGTTGATCCAAACTTGAAGCCCTCTACAAGCTCAAAGCGCACACCGGCCATGCTAGTGTCGCGACCGCGGATCTTGTAAGTACCTTCTGTAATTTCGATAATTGCTGGCATAAGTTTCGCTCCTTTGTTTAACAATAACTCTATTATATGATCAATTAGGGGCTTTGTCAACCCCTAATTGCCCCTGTTGTTTTTACGCAACTTCCGCTTCTTCCGGCAGGGCCGCAAGTGCTTCTGCGAGGGGAGTCAGTGTCTTGTACATGGTGTGGGAACTGTAAATATTGCCCACGTACCACACACCGTCTTTCATAACATAGTACCACTCAGCACCGCAATTGTCCACCTGTCCAAGGAACTCCTCAAACGTCTGCGCTACCTTCCACTCTGTACCCGTTTCGCCGCGATCGCGTCCGTAAAAGGTACACATGTTGCCGTAGAGCTCTTCGTACTTCTCAGCACTTATATCAGTGCCGTGATAGCCAAAGGCATGTTGCTCGCCAATCTCGGGCTTCAAGCTGCTCATGTCACCCAAGGACACCAATTGGTTAGCTTTGGTGCTGTCGTAGTGCTTCTGCAAGAGACTGCCGTTGTATTCCAAATAGCCATCCCAATGACAGTAGACTGACTTGCATACTGTACCATGCATGACTGCAATGCGTGAACGTGTACCCATTTTGCGCTCCTTTTGTTTAACTTAGCCTCTAGTATACTACAAACTAGGGGCCCTGTCAACCCCTAGTTTAATAACCCTTTATACTGTAGGGTTACCAGCACGTTCAGCATCAACTTCCATGCTGAGCGCCCAAAACTTCTGATAGAGCCCGTACATACGATCCTTGGCTGACTCTAGGGCTGAATGTATCAGATCCTCTGCTGAGCCGTCTGTTAGACACTCGCTGGGGTTGTCGTAGAGCATGCCACCCAAGTACTCCGCACTCAGCTCAATGTCATCCACAAACACTCTGACCCGCAACATGAACCAATCCAGCTGACCGCTGTTGATCTTGTCACGCATGTCCTGGATGTCGAAGCAGGTGTCATCAAAGCATGAGGCCACATCGATCTCTTCCCAGGTCTTGTCTACAATAACGTTGAAGCCATTGCGATCGTATTCTGCTAGGGTATCATAGTATCTCATTGCGCAAACACCTCTTTGGCTAGGATTTCGTCTTCAACAGCCTTGTGGCAAGCATTACAGACCAGCATGGCGATCTGATAGGCTTGGGCACGTTCTTGTCTGTTACTGAACCCGTCGATGCGCTTGAACACATCTTCGATTGACTCTGTAACAAATAGACTGCTACGGGGGATTGGGTTTTTTACGATGTCATACATAGTTCGCTCCTTTGTTTAACAATACCGCTATTATAGCACCTTAGGGCCAGTTTGTCAAGCCCCGTAGTATACAGTGGGATCACCCTTGGGCTTGAACATCTCGCGCCCCGCGGCCATGAACATGTTGTAGGCCACACGATCTTCTTTGTCTAGATCATCGTAGCAGAACTCCATGTCTTTGAGACCTGCAAGGATGTCCCCTTCTGTATGCATGTCCGCATAGTCTTGCACCAAACGGCAAGCATCACCCAATTCCATGTACAATGGTGTACCCATATCAATCTCCTCTTGTGTCTGTGTTTAGGATGGGCCGTAAAGCCCTACGGATTTCTACTTCTCTACGATGTGCTTCTGCTTTACCGCGAATCACTTCGTGTACCAGTATTTCGATTTCGTCCTTGCTGGCCAACCCACGTAGAGCCTCGCAAAGCAACCAGTTCTTGCTTTCTGTTTTGGCACGATAGAAGTGTTTGGCTGCTCGGCTCTTCACGCTCTTTAATACAGTTGATTCTGTCTTAGCTGTGACGCCAATGTAGTTGGCACCGTTGACACGTAGTTCATATATGATATGATTACGGTCGACACGCTTTTTACGAGTGGGCTTTTCTAAGTTCATGTTATAATTATAGCACCATTCCTCCATTCTGTCAACCAAAAGACAAAGACCCTACGCTGTATAGGGTTGTGCCAAAATGCCACACTTTGGGCTAACCGTTTGATTTTGAACGAAAAACAGCAGGCACTTGCAGTCTGCTGCTGTCCGTGTTTGGTGGGCCCCCCGAGAGTCGAACTCGGCACCAACGGATTATGAGTCCGCTGCTCTAACCAAGCATGAGCTAGAGGCCCTGAAACGTGTGCTAGTTGCTGCTGTGCTGCGAGCCCGTTTTACGCTGCCCTGTTATGGGGTGTATGGCATTGGGGTTGAAGCCCGCGACCCCGTAGTCTATCATGAATTGAGCGATCTCTAGGCGAAACGCTTGGGCCATCTCTTCACGTGTGAGCAACACAGCGGGTATGCCCTGTGGATTGGCACCATCTGCTCTACGCTGCTCCTGATCCACTTGACTCTGTGCTGCAACAGCGCGATCTACTGCTGCCCAAAACTCTTGATCTTCACTTGCTGCTGTTGTCATTGGTGTCCTCTAGCTGTTCGTGCTGTTTAATCATTCTATACAATGGCTCCATATGTTCCGCGAACACATCAGGGGCCATACGTGCTGCTCGCTGCATGTCCCAGTCTGAGGGATAGTGCCGTAACATGCTGCGGGCTGTTTCTCTTACCAATCGGGGTACCCTAGGCGTGTGCTCTCTATTACAAAGATCCAATAAGAATCTCCGGGTCTGTACTACGCTGCGATAACGTTCATCTGGTAATGTCATGTCTCTACTCCTGGCTAACAGTCTTTTCTTTAGCATGTGTATATTATACGATCATTATAGAGTTTTGTCAACCTTAAATTGGCTAACGAGCAGCGGGGTCTCTGGCACGAATGTGTCTTTCGCGCTAGTATATGTAGGTGTGAATGTTCTAGCTGTAGTGCTATATACAGGCTGTGAGTACACACCCTTGTTCATAGTGTATAGTAATAGAACACCTTCTGGTACTGTCATATATGATATTTACACTGTATACGCACTTGACATATACACTATACACAGCGGGGTCTACTGTGAGCACTGTATATGCAGAGGCATACAGCAGAAACAGCCACTTTTATTGTGGATAAATACTGGCAGCGCCATTCAGAATGGTGTCATACGGTTCATAATCGGTAGGTTCACTATAGAAAACATAGGCGCACAAGAATTTGTCCACAGTGGCTTATGAGGTATAGTAAAAATTCACACTTTTCTGCACTTTTTCACACAATTTCACACAGTACGCCATACCATACCCTACACAGCGGGGTCTGTATAGGCGATAGGTCTAGTCATTCGATCAGTAAATCACACTTACTGAGCTGATTATTGCACCCTTGCAACCTCTAGTGTTTATGGCAGTCTCCGCTCAGTAAATTTATTATTCTCTAGAGCTGCCGCAGGCTCCTTGACCCTAGCCACTCTAGAACCACTATGCATGTATACACTATATAACTCACAGCGGGGTCTATGCTATATACACTATACACTCACTGTATACGCAAGGAGCGAACTATGAATACACGCTATAGCAAGGAGTTGTTTTGGATTATCCTAGACGACCCATTTTTATATGTGTTAGCTATGATGCTTATTGGCTTATGGGCTTTTGCTATTGGCATGCTCATAGGCTTTGCACTATAGTCTATACACTATACACTAACGTATGCTACCAGAAGTCTACTCCATTCCACCAGAGCATCTAAGGCTCCACTTATGCTATAGATATCATGCATGGGATGATCACGACTACGATCCCGAGGTCATTTGGACGTTTATACAACGACACGAAGGACATATATCCATCCAGGCTGCGGGCACTATAGACTTTTATCTAGAGCCAAAATATCATGTGTTGTTTACTATAGCATTTCCATTACTACGCAGAGTCACTGGCAACGACTTATTATAGTGTATAAGTCTTTCTGTGGGAAATTTTTGCGCTTCGCGCTGCTCTTCGAGCAGCTTCAGGAATTAGCGGCTGTGTCCAATTTAGGCTTGGGTTTCTTCTTGGCCCATTGGCTATATGTTTCTCCGGGCTCACGACCGCTTACATTGTTGGGGATTGACTGTATCTTGCCCCCGTTATCCAGAAACTCTTTTAGTGCTAGGTCACTGGCCGTTTGGTCTTGTTCGCGGGTCATTAGGCTTCCTTGTAGGATATAATATCACAACGCAGAGGTTGTGGAAAACGGCATGTGATCATGTTGCGAGCAGCGACTGAGTCATTGGCTGTTACTCGTTCTTGAGCACGATCACAGGTAAAACTACCCGGACGGTATACTGCATATTCAATTATGTATGATTTCACTGTGTGCCTTTCTTGTTTGCCTATGTGTATATTATACTGCCTTTTTGTTTGCGTGTCAATCCCATAAATACACGATGACCACCACACTTCGCGAACTTACCCAAAAACT